TGTATTTCTAAAAAAGATTGACATTCCTATATTCCCAGTTGTAATTTTTGGAATACCGATTGTTAATCCGTCTGTTGCTACGTTGTGGTCATTTCCTATATCACCTTCAGAAATATCTCCTGTTGCTGTGTAATAAGATTGACCTACTTGATTGTACTCTGCATCGTTTGATGTATAATTAAAAGTTCCCATTGATTTATTTATTTATTTAATTTACTTAATACTCTGTCCATTGCTGTTGCTCCCATTCTGCCTTTAGCAAATTCCACTTTTTTCTTAGCGGTTTTACCTTCAGGGTTGTGTTTGATAGGAGCGGATGCTGCTTCTGAAAATTCTTCTTTAATAGTGCGAGACTTTAATGGTTTTTCAATAGACATTTCTTCTTCTACCTCTTCCATTTTAGATTCCTTGTCTCCTTTTAAATCAGCAATTGCATCTTCTAGGTTTTGAATTTTAGCTTCCATTTCTTTAAAAGAATCTTTAGTAACATAGTTACCTTCGTCCGCCATTTCTTTTTCATCATAACCTAAATCAGAAGTAATTTCTTTGCCTTCTTCTTCCATTTCCTTTGCAGGAACTTCGTCAGAAACTTCTCTAACGTCAGCAATTATACCTTCTTCAGATACAACCATTAAGCGGCTATCCTCAAGGATATATTCACCTACTGGCATTGCTACTTTTTCATCATCTGTAACGATGAATACTTCTTTGTCTTTTTCAAAGGATTCGGCTGTAATAACAGTACCGTTTTCCAACTTCATATCTTCAAGTTTTACCTCGAGGTTTAGAAGTGTTTTAATTTGGTTTAACATTTCGGTTGATTTCATATAATTATATAACGGATTAAAAATTCAATTTTGTATTTTCATTTAGGTTCTAGTAATAACCCCTATGCCTTGCGCCCTTATAGAGCCATCACAACATTCAATAGAATACTTATTGCTATCCCAACATAAACAAGCGCGTCCGCTGCCTTTAGGAGATGTCCTGCTGCCTATAAACGTGCCGTTGTTTCTGTTATTTTGTCGCATCTTCAGCAGTTAAAATGTTTACTATTTCCTTAATGATTTTGTCATCTTCTGATAAATCTTCTTTAGTTTCTTCTTTAGGTTTGCCCATTTTGTCAGCAAAATAACCTTCGATTGAAAAGCCTTTGACTTTATTTGTTTTAACATACTCCTGCCATATTTCATCATTATTAACTTTTACAGCACCCATCCACGTACCTACTGGCACGTTAAGTCCGTATTTCCTTGATTTGTCCATTACCTCGTCTTCAACAATCCAACTCTCAACTAAGGTTAAGCCGTTAAGTGCTTGGTCGTGTTCTAAGGTTGATTTGTTTTGATAGCCGTTTTTTAAATACATCTGTGATGCCTTAACTATGGTGTCTTTTGAAAAGAAAATATAGTACTCACCCTCGTCACCATTTCTATAGATTGGCTTATTAGGAATAAGTAAAGCACCAAGCAGTATCTTTTTTTCTTTGTCAACCTCAGCCAATTTAATTTCTTCAGCACTTAGGGCTACAAAATCAGATTCTATGGCAGGGCTTTCAACAATACTGATTGCCTCAATACCACTTTCCTCTTGCTCTTCGTCTAATATTAGTTCAATTATTCTCATATCTATATAACGTAATTAAAATTCAATTTTGTATTTAACCTACTGTTGCGCCTGTTATAATATTTCTTTCTAAGCTCTGCGCTGTGGTCACATCACTTGCTACAACAAAGGCTTTCACAGGTTGATTGGTTTGGCTTCCTATTGCATCGGCTAGTTGGTTTGTGCCACTTGCACCTACAATATTAAAAGAAGGTGGAGCAGGTGGTGTTGATGCACTTGCGCCCGAACCTGCTGACCTTAAACCATTTGTTCCACTATCTCCTACGGGTTTTGATGCCGCTATTTTACCAATATTAACTGCTGCAAATGCACCCGCTAAACCTGCTTGGATAAATGGGTATGCAGGAAAAGCAGCTGTAATAGGGCTTTTACTTGCTGTGGTAAACGCTGCTTGTACCCCTTCATAACCATTAACAGTTGCTTGACCTATCGCCATTGCTTTACTTAATCGGCTTCCTTCTTTTGCTAAACTACCAACTAAGGCAAATGATTGTGCTGCAATATCCATCTTTGCACTTGTTACATCCTTCGCTAATTGCTTTTCGGCCGCGGCATCTTTTTCTTTTGCATCCAGTATTTTTTTATCATAAAACTTGATTACATCAGCTTTTTGTGCTTCTGTTGCGCCTAACGCATCAAGTTCTGCAAGTGCTTTATTCTTTTTAAGCTCTTCTTGTTCAACAAAAGTTATTGCTTCTTCTTCTTTTAATTTAGCGTCAAAATTGTCTCTTATTTTTTTAAGGTCTTCTAATCGTTTTGTTTCTACTGCTTTTTCTTTTTCTATTCCATCAGCAATCCTTTGTTCTTCTGCTGCTATTTCGTCATCAATTATTTTTTTCGCTGCTGCCTTGGCTGCCTTTTCTTCATTTAAGGCTGTGGTGATTTGTGATTGTAGTAACCTTTGTGACCTTAATTTTTTAGTGTCTAAATTAATTAACTCGCCTTGGAGTTTGGCGAGATTATCTTTGGCTTCAATGGTAGTGTCACCGTTTTCTATTTCAATAGCTTGTGCATCAATTAAAAGTTGTTTAGCTTTTATTTCTTTTTTTGTTATTTCTTCTTCAATCTTTTGAGCTTTTCTTAATAAAGCTACCCTTTGCGTTGCTGTATTATTTTCCCTGTCTTCAGCTTGTAACCTTATCTCATTAATTTCCCTATTTGCTTCAGCTCTTTCAACTTGTAACTCCCTTTCAATGTGATGTGCTTTTATTCTTGCATCGGTAGCTTTTCCAATAGTTTTTATTTCCTTTTCTGTTTCTTCAACTATCTCTGTAAGGACATTTTTTGCTCCAGTTACCGCATCCGCTAACCCACCCCAAGGGTCTAGCATAAACAATTGAACACTAGTGGCAAATTTTTTCATTGCCTTAACTGGGCTAGTTACAGCTTCTATTATTGTTTCGCCTAACCCTGCCAACCTATCAAGTAATACATCAGTTATAGCACCAATCGCGGCCAAACCTTTTTGCATCATTTCCTGACCTTTCTCACTCCTTGTAAATGCAGCAGTAAGCGAACCAAGTAAAACAACAAAAGCTCCTAGACCAGTTGCGATTAAACCAATCTTTAAAAGTTGGGTTCCCTTAGTTGCCCCTACAAGACCTTTAGTAAATCCCTGCATTCCTGAAATTGCTCCGCCCAGTTTTTTATCTACAAAACCTAAAACACCGCTATAGTCAGCTTGGTTTGCTGTAGCCTCTTTTAATACTTTGTTGGCTTTTACTCTTTCATCTTTAATTTGTTTAATCCCTGCCTTTTCTTCTTTTAATTGTTTTTTAGTAGTGGCAATTAATTTTTTAGTTTGAGCAATACGGTTAGTATCTTTAAGAGACATCTTATCTAACTCGCGCTCGTAATCACTAATATTATCAGTAAGCTCTTGGACAAGGTCAGTTTGAGCCTCTAAAGACTTGTTAAGTTCTTGAACATTAAACTGCGCGTCCTTTACGGATATTTTCAGGGTGTATTCGTTTGTTATTGCCATTTCCTGTTGTTTTTAATTTGTTTGAACGCGGTTTTTATGTCTTTAGGTAAGGCATATTTACCCTGAGCAATTCTTATATTTTCTGTTTCACCTTGCGCTAATTGTAGCACATCAATTATGTTCTTTATCATACCTTATTTAATAATTCCATTTTGCTCTTTCCTCTTTGTAGGTCAGTAGTAATAGAGTTGATTCTGTAAATTTTTGAGTTGATTGTAAAGGTGTCGTTAAGTTTAAGGTTGTATGTAATCCTTAGAGGTAAAAATGATGTTACCTGTGTAAGTCTTCTGCTTTGATTAAATACGTCAATAATATATTCACTATGATAAACACTAAAAAGAGTTTCTGTAAACTGGTCAGACCCTACTTGATATTCGTTTAACTCATTATTAAAATTGATGTTTTGTTTACCGCTCGATGATGCTTGAAATAAAGCATTAGATGGAATCCAATAGCTATTAGTAATAGTTCTTGAACTAAGGCTGTTTTGAAAACTAAGGTTAAACCCGCCTGATTGTCTTATGCCATAAAAGATAAGTGGCTTTCCTATATATGGTTCTTGATTCTCATTTACTGAATAACCCCATTGAATAGTGGTAAAATTATTTGCGGATGTACCAACATTTATTAACCTCTCAAATTTCATATGTTCAAAAGGAACTATAACTTTGTATACTTCGGTTGATGCGTTAAAATTTAAACCACCAGTCCCATCAGAGTCTGTACCTCCAATGTATTTTAAAGCACCCCACTCACTACCAAATAATTGATTGTGTTGTTTAGCTAAAAAAGTTCCTGTACCCTCGTAAGCGTAAATAATCTCTTTGTATGGTAAAGCTATATTTACCTCGCTTTGAGTCGTGTCTGTGTATTCTGATATGTTATAGTTTATAGGCGCGTCTAAGCCACTTACATCCGCAGAAGTGTAATAGCTATGTGACACACCTGAAGTGGCCTCTAATGGTCTTACAACTATAACTCCTGAGTCATTAACGTATGCTACTAAGTTGAACATTTTAAACAAACCAGTAAGAAATGACATAATCGAAATATCAGGTATCTGATTAGGAACCTGAAAGTCAAATGTCTCTGCTGCTGTTAATGAGTTTCTCGTAGCGGTATCACTCCAAGATGTAGCCCCTATTTCACCTTCTATATTCCAAGCAATAGAAGTAAATACTAAAGATGTTTCGTGTACTATGCTTACAGTATAAACCCCATTAGCTACTAATAAAGGCGGTATAAAAGTTTGTGTTCCTGTTACTTGCGGAGATGTAAATACTGTACTCCCATTTAACGATACAACTAATGAGTATTTAATAGATGCCGAAGCTGAATCAGGAGTTGCTGTTATTTGATTAACAAGTATTTTATTTGAACCAGTAACCAAAACGGCAGGAATAGTAATTGTTGAATATCCAATTATTATTTGTGTCGGGCTACCTGTCCAAGCATTAACGGCTGTTTCAAACGATACAACCTGTTCGGGTGGTTGTACATCACCGCTCTTCCTATGTAGCCACATATAAAGGTTATAAAAGGAAGCGTTTGTAGTATTGAAAAAATCTTCTGAAAAAACTATGTTATTCGCGTAGCCATTTGCAATGGTATATTTTAACTCAATCTCTTCTATGATTTCATAAAGCCTTAGAGCATACTTTAACTGCTTAAAATCAACACCCTTCACCGCGCTACCTCCTGGCCATAAATTATCACTATCCGCTATGTCTTCACCTTGCTTAAAATAAAGCCTGTCTGTATGAGTAATTAAAGGAGTAATTATATATGCTCCTGCTCCTGTGGCTTGTTGTAATTTAGCTAATATACCTGAGGCATTATAAGTCAAATCATATTTGGCATTACTAAAGGGCAATGAACCAAGGTTATCTTCACCTAATATATCAGTTAATTCAACTGTATTTCCAAAAAATGTAATCTTGTAAGTATGTGCAAGGTTGTTCTTTAAAGTAACGCCTTCAAGTTTAATAAGGCCGCTTTGAAATGGTAAAGTGTTTAGCTCTATTCTACCTACTTTTTTCTTACGTGCATCATAGCCGTTTACAATATTAAAATTGTAATAGTGCTTGAATATCTTGTTGTTTGTTTTACTAGCAGGTACAGAAAAGGTCTTTGAAAAAGATGTAAATATTTTATCTATTTGCTTTACGTTTTGAATTGTCTGTGTAAGAGAAACCGTTTCGTCTTTAAACAAATCGAGCCTATCGCTTTCAATATATAGTTGTAACTGCTGCATTTATCTTACGTTGTTTATGTAGTCAAAAGCATCCTCAAATTCAATAGTGTATTCTATTAGCCTATCATTGAGTGAGGTCTTGTATGTCATACTTGAATTTTTAACCACCACAGGAATAATTTCAGGTGTGTTTGGTTGTTGTATGCGCTCTCTAGTAATCCATACGTTCTCGCTTAATAAAAGTTCCTCAAAGTATTTATTAGCAAACTCAGGATAGTAACCACTTGAATGAATATGGGTTTGTTTAGCCTGTGTATTTAGTATTTTAACAGTAGGGTCAGATTGTGAGTAAGTAGGTGCAGCCGCATCAGCCGCATAAGCTAAAGTATTAGCCTTGTAGTTTTCTTTTGTTTTAGCCATTGTTTTGACTTCTTTAAGGAAAAACCACAAATCTTGTAACACCCCGAATCTGTTTACAAAAGTGACCTTAGTTCCAGTACCGTATTTTGTGCAACTTATTCTATTGATAGTTAAGAGTATGCCGTCAACTGTTTTAGTTGTGTCTGTTGTGCTGTAAGCCTGATAACTGATAACACCATTCGCAGCCATAAAACCTGCGAAACCCGAAAAACCTTCAGGAACAAATATCACGAAGTCATCATTTGTAGCCGCTGTTGCAGGTGTCTTTTCTGCCAGTAACCAAGTAGCCGCACTCGCAGACCTATTACGATATGGAATAGATGAGTTTGTGCCATCAATAAAAAGGCTATAACCCTCGTATCCATCACCACCTAGTGTAGTCACAGGAGAGCCCACGGCGCTGCCTCCTGCGTTTATGGCTGAATAAAAAGTTATAGTTGATGTAAATGTTATTTTTTGTGGTACAGGATTTGCAAAGGTTTCACTAAATGTTACCTGCAAGTAGTCTCTAAGAAGTTCAGCAATTTCAAAGGTTACTGGAACACCAGTTATCACATCTTTTACGATGGCATAAATTAATGTACCGCTAATATTCAATGATAGCTTTGCTGATTTTATTAAACTGTTTCCCGTAGTTGCTTGGGAATATAGTGGGCTTCTTAAACCGTAATTAGTTGGCATAATTTATTATTTATCTCCTTTTTTTAAATCGTTTTCAATATCTCTAGAAAGTGCCGCCAACATATTTTCTTCTAAATCAAACAGCCCCGCTGTCAACGGTCTAGTAATAAATTCAGTTGGTTTCATACCTTGAGCAAATATGCTTCTCTGTAAAGCAAAACCCATAGAAGTATTACTACCTTTTTGATATTGTCCTTTAGCGTTTCTAAACCTTATGTTCTTACTCTTTGCCCAGTCTGCTAAAATTTGCATCGGTGGCATCTTGTTTGTGTACTTGTATTTGCTTAATGGTGCTTTTTGATAGCCCCCTTTTATTAGACTAGGATTTGCACCTTTTACCCCTTGGTCTACAAACTCACCGTAGTCCTCCATTAAAAAACCTAAAAGATAATCGGGTGCTTCACTTTTTAATTTGTACACTATAGATTCATATAAAGGGCCACCGCCTTTTCCACCTTTGGTAAGGTTAGATTTCGCCTGTTGCACCACATATTTAGCGTATTTTTCTACAACCGCATCTAGTTCAGGGAATTTCATTAGCAAATGTAAATGTCATTATAAATCATTACATCCATAGTAGCCGACCACCCTGCAAGTTGGTTCTCAAACCTGTCATAAAATGGGGTTAGGCTTGGGCTTCCATCTAACTGATACATATCTGTATAAAGCGTACCCATTCTAAGACGTTGTATTAATCTATTTAAAACAGCCAGTTGAGTATTCAGTATATCTTGCACATCGTTATTTCCCCTGAACCTGTCAACTGTTGGTTCTTTAGATTGGTTGACAATATCACAAGCTAGAACCGTAATGTTAAACCTTAGTATTTGCTCTTCATCTATCACGCTGTTAATTATGATATGACCAAGCGGAAAGATATCCTGCTTGTTAAGGTTAACGTCTGAAATGTCACCTGTGGTTACTGTGTTTATGTTTTGGTCTTGTAGTAACTCTGTTTTGATTGTTTCTGTTAACTGGTAAAAACCTCTTACGCCTTGGTTGCTCATTTAAAATTCTTTTTTATTTGTTTTGCCTCTAACTCGTTTTTATCTTTCATAAATGATAGCATCATAAAACACTCGTGAAACTTTAGTTGAGTGATATTTTCAAATCGTGTAACATCTCCTTGAGCGAGTGCGTAAATTGATTGATACCAACCCCATTTTCTTGAGAATTGAGATATTGAGTCAAGGCTTCCGTCTCCCCCTCCCCCAAAGAGTTCGTCATAGTTTTCGCTAAGTCTAGCCCTAAATTCCACAAAAAAAAAATCGAAGACATAACCGCATCCATCGGCATATTTAATAACAAGTCATCATTTTGTGTAACGTATTCATCAATGCTGTATTTGTCTTTTAGCTTTACAATTACAGGTCTATAAAGAACATTCATAGCTTTCTCCATATTTTCCCAATCACCTATAAAAGTATCAAGGTCAATGTACTCACCTAGGGTCAGGTCATCTAACTGGGGGTGAAAACCATAGTCAACTCCGTTTAGTTTAAAGCGTTTAACTAGGGTAGGCTTTTCGTCAAATAGTTGTGACAATATCTTTACTATTTCTTGAGAGTCACTTACCTGTAAGAGCATAACTTGTTCCAATTCAATGCCGCAAAATATCTCAATCATTTTTGCGTTCAAGAACCTTTCGTCTTCAATAGAGTCTTCTAATTTTAAGAAGCGTTTGTACTGACCTAACGTGATGTCTTTTAATGAAGTGGGTATTGTAATTTTAATTGCCATACTTATATAACGTAATTAATGAAACTTTTTATAGTGTCAAATCTAAATAAAAAAAGGCAGCCATTTCTGACCGCCTGTAAAGGGTTTACTTTTAAAAGTTATATGTTATAACATACCCGCATCATAACAAGCGTTAGAACAAACCCTAGTGTCCTCTTCCATCGTTACACCACAGCCTTCACATTCGTATTGAGGTTCTTCGTATGGGTCCCACATATTACTTGATTATGTTTTTAAGATTAGTATTGATCTGCTTAGTTTGGGTTGGCCTTACAACATATCCGCTGTGCATTTCATCTAGTCCACACTCAGAATTTGCGTAATATACAGCATCCTTAAAGTTTTCAAACGTAGCCATAAGCTCGTCTTCCATATTTGCAAAAATTCTTGCTTCTCTTGTTACTGCGTAATATACCTCGTAGTTCATATTATTCTTTTATTAAAATTAGGTCTAACTCATCAGCTACATAATTAATGTGCTTTTGTGTGGTCTGTGACCAATAACCTAACTGAAGTAAATCATTGCCCTCAATCCTTGCAACAATTGTATTGTAGCTTTTAATTTCATTGCCAACCCTCTTTAGGTTTTGGCTGTACTTTTTAAATGTTGTCATATCGTTTTGTTTTTAGTAATACTTAAATATACACCTTTTAAAGTTATAAACAAAATATTTAACAACTTATTTAATGCAATGCGTATTTACCGAAGTTTGGCCTTGATAGAATAGAGTATGTAGCGTACCTACAAGGGTCAATGATGTGGTTGTGCTTATCTTCAGGAGTGTTGGTTAGCATTCCCGCTTTATCTTCTTTCCATTTATAGTTTCTAAACTCAGATATTGCGTTTGTTGAACTGGCTAGTATGTGTATTTTATAACGCTTTAGCAAATCAATACCTGCGTTCACAGAATCACGCCCCTTAATGCTTGGAAGTATATTGTGTCCCATACGCCTTAGCTCACTAATTAAACGCGGTTCAGCACTATCAGCATAAATAGCGTTAGATAAAAGGTTTTCACCCCTTAGAAACAGGTTGATGTCCTGTGTGGTCATTTGCGTTCTATACAAATGTTCTTTGACATAAAGGTTATGGCCTTGAGTGTATACCGCTACAAAGGTGGTCGGGTCATTAGTGTAACCGA